ACAAGTGCTCAAATGCCATTATGGACAAGCAGTCAATCACAGCCTCGTCCAACAGGTAGTGTATGGATTAAGGTTGGTGCAGCCGGTAATGGATTGACACCCGTAATATCTAGATATAGTGCGGCTACAGCTTCATGGATTGCAAAAAATATATCATTGGCCACATCTGATTGGTCTGTGACTTCTGAGTTAGATGCAACAGGTGGACAAGCTATACCTGCAGGAACAATCTATGGTCAATATAATTTCAACGGTTCTTCTGCAACATCACCGGTATATTTTTGGGAAAGAATTGCAACTGGTCCTACTGTTGTAACAGGTAGCAATACAACCCCTGACTTTACAACAGGTCCATATTATATGCAAGTTTACGTAACTACTCCCGGAAGTAGTACATTAAGTTCACCGTATAATTTTACTTTAGCCGACAACAGTGACGCTACAGATTTTGTAACAGCTTGGTATGCCGCTGGTATTCCATACACAACAGCAACAGTAACAACAGAAGGTTCTATTCAGTTGACACATACTGAAGGTGGTGAAATTGTTATGTCTGATTACGTAGATTCATCATTTGTATCAACTGGAACATCTACGGGTTTAATCACAGAAGCTGGCTTTATAATAGGCACAACGACTGGTGTTAAATTTGGCCCAAGCGTATTTGTAAATTTGACTGGTATAGCACAAACTTCTACTAGTGGAAGTGGTACTGGTGCAACATTTCAAGCACAGTCAACATATGGCGTTTATATTTTAAATGGCGACGGTGTAACTTTAGGTGGAAGCGGATATGCAGTAGGTGACACTATTACAATTTCCGGTACAGTGTTTGGCGGCACAAGCCCTACTAACGATTTAGTTGTTCAAGCAACAACAGTTGTCAGTGGTGCAGTATCAGCGGTGACTTATGTATCAGGTAACCCTCCCATAGAATATAGAACTCAATTAAGTAACTGGGTTGAATTTACTTACACTGCAAACGAAGGCGCACCAGTAACTGAGCCAGCTAATAACACAAACTGGTTCTGGTCTGTGGTTGACCAAGTTGATATTATGGTTCAAAAGGGTGGTGCATGGATTGGTTATAAGAATACTAACTATGACACAACTGGTGCACCGGCTTCAACTGGAACAAATACAACTGATCCAAATGGTCCTATCATTAGTGCAACAGCACCTACAACACAAAGTGATGGCACTGCATTGGTATACGGTGACTTATGGATTGACACAAGTGATTTAGAATTATATCCTGTAATCAGTCGTTGGCAGTCTGTTAACGGTGAGAATACGTGGGTATTGATTAACAATACTGACCAAACAGGTTCAACGGGTGTTCTATTCCAAGACGCACGTTGGGCAACAAATGGTACTACAAGTATTACTGATGATCCGATTCCAACAATAGTTAGTTTGTTAACAAGCGATTACTTAGATTTAGATGCTCCTAATCCAACACTATATCCACAAGGTATGTTGTTGTTTAACACACGCCGTTCAGGTTATAATGTTAAGCAGTATCGTAGTAACTACTTTACTCCAGCTAACTTCCCTGATGAAGCTAGCTATCCAACAGAGACAGCATCTTGGGTAACAGTAAGTGGTAACACTGCTAGCGGTGCACCATATATGGGACGTGCCGCGCAACGTGCTATGGTTGTTCAGTCATTGCGTTCAGCAATTGATACAAACACAGACATTCGTGATGAAGATAATTACTTCAACTTGATGGCTACTCCTAACTATCCAGAACTACAACCTAACATGGTTGTACTAAATGCGGATCGTGGTGAAACAGGTTATATCATTGGTGATACTCCATTAGGATTACAGGATAGTGCTACTGATATTCAAGCTTGGGCTAACAACACCGCAGGTGCAACATCAACCGGTGAAGCTGGTCTAGTTACACGCAATACATACCTGGGTCTATTCTACCCAAGTGGAATTACAAATGACTTGAGTGGTAACGAAGTTGTTGTTCCAGCATCACATATGATGTTGCGTACATTCTTACGTAATGACAATATTGCGTATCCTTGGTTAGCGGCAGCCGGTACACGTCGTGGTAATATTGACAATGCATTAAACATTGGTTACTTGGATCGTACAACTGGTGAGTTTGTACCAATTAAGACACGCTTAGGTATTCGTGATGTATTATATATTAACTTCATCAATCCTCTAGTATTCTTTACTGGTATTGGTTTGTTGAATTATGGTAACAAGAATAGCTTTAACAGTCAAAGTGCGTTAGATAGAACAAACGTTGCACGATTAATAAACTATGTACGCCGTCAATTAACATTGGCAGCAAGACCGTTTGTATTTGAACCTAATGACACAATAACACGTAGCAGTATTGCAGGTGTAATACAAACATTGATGGTTGACCTAGTTGCTAAACGCGGTATCTATGATTATCTTGTTCAATGTGATGACAGTAACAACACTCCAGCAAGAATAGATAGAAATGAATTATGGGTAGACGTTGCAATTGAGCCAGTAAAAGCGGCTGAATTCATCTATATCCCGGTTCGTGTTCTAAACACAGGTGAAATATCTGGTGTATAAATGATACCCCGAAAGGGGTATCATCTTAAAGATAAATAAAATACAGGAGATTTAAAAATGGCTATAGCCTCAGAATCATTATTCAACATGACCGTAGCGTCAGACAACGCTGGTGGAAACCAGGGTTTATTGATGCCCAAACTACAATATCGTTTCAGAGTTAACTTTCTGAATATCGGTACAGGTGGAAGTACTGTTGAATTAACAAAACAAGTAATGGATATCAACAGACCACAAATTAACTTTGAAGAAATTACTATACCAATTTATAATTCAACATTGTATTTGGCAGGTAAACATACTTGGAATGAGTTGACAGTTAATATTAGAGATGATGCCTCAGGCAGTGTTGCTAAGTTAGTTGGTCAACAAATTCAAAAGCAATTGGATATGGTTGAACAATCATCGGCTGCTACTGGTCAAGATTATAAGTTCCAAACTAACATTGAAATGTTAGACGGTGGTAACGGTACTAATGTTCCGGTTATATTAGAAGCTTGGGAATGTTATGGTTGCTATTTAAAGACAGCTAACTATGGTTCATTGAATTATGCTACAAACGAAGTTGTAACAATTGCGTTGACAATTCGCTATGACAATGCTGTTCAGGCTGCAACCCCAGGTAATACAACAACTGCTACTGGCGTGGGCGCGGCATTCGGTCGAGTTCTAGGCGGTTCTATTGTTACTGGTATTGGTTCTGGACAAGGTTAACATATTTTAATATATTAAATGTCTGGATTCTTTGAGAACTTACTAAAAGGCACGGCTGACGGTTTCTTCGGCAATGACTACCTGCGTGATTATTATCACGCTAGTAAAACATTCAGACCTAATGCATATCAACGTGCACCTAAGTTTAAGTTTCTATTCCATGTATATTTTGAAATAAACCCGGCTGCGTATTCAGTGGGTTTATCTAATGGAACTAATTTTGGTCTAGAAGTTAAAACAGTAAAATTACCTTCATATGCGTTTGATACTCACACGATGAATCAATACAATCGCAAACGTATTGTTCAAACAAAAATTAAATATGATCCTATAGAAATTTCATTCCACGATGATAATGGTAATAGCATTCGTAATATGTGGTATAACTACTACACATACTATTACAAAGATGCAACTAAACCAGTAATAACAACAGCCGGTCGAGTGGGACCTCAACCACCAACAAATGCACCATTAAATCTATCAGCAGATTATAACTCACGTAACATATACAAAACTTCAATCATTGGTGACGAAGATTGGGGTTATATAGGTGACACTGCTACACCATCTCAAACTGTAAGTAGTGCTTCACAAGGTATTAGTAAAATACCGTTTTTCAAAAACATACAAATATATGGTTTTAACCAACATAACTTTGTGTTATATACATTGATAAATCCTATTATTACACGTTTTAGCCACGATACTTATGATTACTCACAGGGTAATGGTACAATGACTAATCAAATGACAGTTGATTATGAAACAGTAAAATATTCAGAAGGCGCACTTGATGGCAAAACTCCGGGTAATACGGTTCCTGGCTTTGGTGACAACTCTAATTATGACACTACACGTAGCCCTATTGCAAGATTAGGTTCAAATCAAACTATACTAGGTCAAGGTGGTCTAGTAGATGCAGTTGGTGGGTTCACAAAAGATTTAAACGATGGAAATTTCTTATCTGCCGCACAAATTGCAGGTACAGCATATAATACGTTTAAGAATACAAACTTAAAACAAGTAGTAAAAGGCGATATAAATGGTATTCTAACTCAATCAATAGGCCAAGCATTCCCTGGCACAGTTAGAAGCACTACATACTATCCCGGTTACAGTGTAACACCTGCAGGTATTGCAAGTGCAGGTAGTCCTACTCCTAACGTATTGGCGTTCCCTCCATCAATTGGCAGAGCTACAGCCGGATTCGTTACAGCTACAGGAATACGTTCCGGTCAAGGTTAAATGTATAAATACTTCTAGGAGATTTATACATGGCTAGAATACTTGACACACGAACTCAAATTGATTCAACAGTAAGAATATTTGACGACTTTTACGCATTTGACTTAGTAGTCAATGGTAATGAGTTTGATATTGTTAATGGATATTTTGCGTCAGTATGCGATACAAAACAAATAGCCGCAAACTTCACCGCACATTTATTTAGAATATCACAACAAACTCAAGTACCTGTATTAGATTTATTAAATTATATTAGAGGTTTGAATAACAAGTTAGAGATGAATACTGTTATTACATACTATCTTAACAGTTTTAAAAGTAAAACAGCATTATATGGTATAGGTACTGTACCACAACCCAATCAATCTGTTGCTAGAAATATAGTTCTGTAATGGCTAAGTATGCACAGGGTCTATATACTCCCAAAAATCCAGCAAAATATGTAGGTAAACATACACCTAGATATCGTAGTGGATGGGAACTTACATTTATGACCTTCTGTGATAGTAACAAGAGCGTATTATATTGGGCTAGTGAATCATTCAGTGTGCCTTATCGTCACCCATTAACAGGTAAACCAACAATATATATACCCGACTTCTTTGTAGTTTATCAAAACAAGTATGGTAAACAAATAGCCGAAGTAGTAGAAATAAAACCAAAAAAACAAAGTCTTATTGAGAGTAAAGTTGCTAGTGCTAAAGATAGAATGGTTGTGGCAATCAATCACGCTAAATGGCAGGCTGCTATGGCTTTCTGTAAACAACAAGGATACACCTTTAGAGTTATAACTGAAGATGACCTTTTTAGAAACGGTTCACGTAAGTAAATAAATACTTTATGACAAAAAAATTAGAAGAATTATTTGATCTTCCCGAAAACAATGATAGAGGAATTACCATTGCTTTGCCTGAAACTATGGAAGAAATAACAACAGATACAGCAGAAGCATTAGACAAGATTGAAGCCGCATTACCTCAAGTCAGAGGATTAGAAGCAAGTGATACTGAGATGGATGAGCTTGCTAGATTAGCAACAGATAGTTATAAAGACTTAATGGATTTAGGTATGCAGGTTGACAGTCGTTTTGCTAGTGAAATCTTCAATAGTGCAAGCAGTTTCTTAGGCCACGCTATAACATCAAAGACAGCTAAGATTAATAAGAAGCTTAAAATGTTAGATTTACAACTAAAGAAAGCACAATTAGACCAAAAAACTGCAGGCAAAGAAGAAGAAATAAATGCTACCCCATTAGGCGAGGGCAAGACACTAGACCGTAATGAACTGCTTAAGATGTTGGCAACTAAAACAACAGATAAATGATAAATACTGAATACAGGAATAAGAAATGAAAAGCCTCAAACATTATATAACAGAAAGTGTACATACTTACAATTACACTATCAAAATTGCTGGCGATGTGGATAAGAATTTTATAGATTTGTTTAAGTACAATCTTAATAAATTTGATCCTATCAGAATTAGTGATCCAGTAAAGACACCTATTCAAAAGGATCCATATGGATTTCCTAACTTGAGTAATCAGTCTGTTACTATCATCAAAGCAGATTTTCGCTACCCAGCGACAGAGCCAATGATTCAGCAAATTGCACAACTATTGGGTTATCAGGTTGATATGGTTAGAGTTATTTCAAGTGACTTTGATGACAGTATCAATAGTGAGAATGCAGGATATGCTAATGAGATGAGTCACAATCCATT